TCACATCACCGGGTTATCGTCAGTGAATGCACCGGCGCCGTTCAGGAAGAACGTCACCACGCCCATAACGCTCACATCTTCCAGCGCGTCACCTTCGATACACTCGCCGTCTTCAGTGATCAGGTTGCCGCCCATTACCACCGCAAACTGCAACTGACCGAGCGCGGTCACCAGCACGCGCGCGCCGTCATGCGGCATCATATCGGGCTGAATGATTGCGTAACCAGATGGCGTCTCCACCAGGCATGAGCTGCGGTTAACGCCGAAAATTTCTTCTAATTTGAGTTTTGGTACTGCTGCGTGCATTGTTATCCTCCCTTGATAAAACACTGTTTATATTTACAGTAGTTTTAAAAGAGAGGAGGATCAAGCTATAGCAGCCTATTGATTTTCTTCGCTGGAGCTACTGCTTGTATAATTTGTATCCGGTTCGTATCCCAGCGTCTTCAAGAATGCCTCCATATTTGCCTGCTTCTGTTCCATGACCAGTACAGCCTGATCGAGTTCTACCGCAGTCTGGAGCACCAGACCAGTGACCGCTGCGTAGTCCACTGTATAGCTGCGTTTGCTTTCATCGCGAGGTTTTTTCAGCCGGGTGACCATCCGCGTTTCTGTGACGGTGACTGGTTCGCCGTTCTCGCCTGTGGTTTCGACCTCGTATTGCTCCTCGACCTCTTCATACTGGTCATACTCATCGAACACGGCGCCGATTGCTTCAGGAAGCACCGGCATTAATTCCTGGGCGATGACACCTGCCGCTGGCATGCCTGATTCTTTGAGAACGTAAGTCACTCCTCGCAATTCTCTGATTTTCGCTCTGGCATCCGGTATCGTTTCTATCTGGTCTTTTTTGTCTGCATCAGATGTCTGGGTCAGCGAGGCGCAACTGATATTTCCCTGGGTATTAAAATTACCGTTCTGGCGCATTGAGAAGTATCTGTCAGTACCCACTACCGTCGCGGCGGTTGTGACGAAAACTATGTCACCGTAATTTTCACAGAAGGCGAAAGCCATCTTTTTCAGCGTGGAGGGATATGCCCGTCGCAAACTGTCCAGACACCCGCAACGTCTTTATAGGCTTCGTACTTGCGCCCTTCCACACCGTCCTGACCGCCCAGGAATACCGTTGCGATAGCGATAGAGCCAGCACCTGCCACGGCAATGAGCTTGTTTCTTAATGAAGCAGGGATCGCCATGGTTATTCCTCTTTGATTTGTTGAGGACGCGCGGGCCAGCGCTCATACGCCTGAATCTGAGCCATCGTCGTTTTGCGCTTGTAATACCAGTTGATACCGAAGGTCATAATCGCAACCACAATCCCCACGATAACGCCGACGGCGCTCCACTCGTCGGGACTGAGCCGGGTAAGCAGGCTATTGGCTACCGTCCCGGCAGATGCGCCGTAAGCAGCGCCCGTAGCCAGTTTGCTCATATCAAACATTTCTCTTACCTCCGTTTGGTGGAGGCTGTGCGTAGTGAGGGAATGGCCGTCAGGCATTCGTTACAGGAGTTGAATTAGCGCTGATTGCCTGCGGCCAAAGAAAAACCCGGATGAACCGGGCGGAAATCGGGAATAAAAAAAGCCAGCCCGGTCAGAGCTGGCGATTAACACACATGCAGTCTTTTTTCCGTGCCGGAAACCATTTGATAACCACATCTGGCTTTAGTGGTTCGCATCAGATGCAATGAGGGGTCTCTTGCTAACGCGTTCAGATACACGGGCTTTACCAGATAGTTAATTATTAGCAGCCAAATATTACCGTCAATAATACAAAGCCATTAAAGACGTAATGGTTACTGTGCAGCGGATAAAAAAAGGCCAGTTCACAGAGAACTGGCCGAGTATCAGGATTAACTCAAGTAAGCTAATTATGACGTGGCGCCGGGGTTGGGCCGGGGAGATGTTGCCGCCACGGTTAAAATATAGATGCCAGGATAAGCGAAGGGGTGACTCCGCTCACAGAGCGAGTAAATCTTTATTCATGCTGGTGGCTGTAACGGACCATCAAGAACCGAAGCCTCTTCTTTCATCGCTACCCAGCCGCTGGTTCCGGCAAAGTGCCAGACGCCGTTAACCAGTTCACCTGTTTCATGGTGCCGCGTTTCTTCCTGCGAATAATACGCCACCAGCTTTTCGCCAGCGTAAAGCACCCAGTAAAAGCCCTCTTCCATCCCTGCCCCCTGTGATTGTTAAACTAAACAGCCAGACGGTGGAATTATAGAGTGGGCTTATAGCGGTGCGATAAGACTTGCTCAATTCTGCTGCCAAACTCACACGATGTTTACCGGGAATAAATAACGCGCTGTCAAAGGCGCCCGCAGACGCCTTTTGCAGAGAGTTATTTAGTTGTTTTAAGCATCGGCAGGAGCAGAAGAACTACCCCGGCCACCAGCACGCCATCCGCCAGGACAGACATCACTTTGCTGGTGAAGTCGATAGCGATAACCAGAAAGAGCAGCACCCCGGCGGCGGCGAAGCGGAGTTTTTTCATCAGAGGTGGTTTTCCAGACGCAGGCCCAGCGCGTTAGCAATCTCTTCCAGCACCTTGCGCTCTTCCGGCTCAACTTCACCGTCAGCTTCAGCAATGGCAACCGCCACATCGAGCACGTCTTCTGCTTCGCGGGTATCGTGCTTCACGTCTTCAATCTCACGCAGCGCAGCACGGCGACCAATCTTGAAATTGGTATCGAGCTGGCCGACGATGGTCGCGCTGATGGAGTTGATTTCAGAGGTGAACGCCGCCAGCGCAGGCTGGTTGCGCAGCACCTGTTCAATCTTCGCCTTCTCTGACGCTTCGCATTCGCCGTCGGCGTATGCCACCAGGTAAGCAGCGTTTACCACCGCCTGCGCCAGATCGCGCTTTTCGAACTTCTTGATGTCGCTTACTGCTTTACGTGCTTTTTTACCGAACCCGAACATAGTGACTTTCCTTTTAGGGGGTGAGCCAGCGCTCAGGATGGTCAGCCCACAGAGACGGTCACACCGACCATCACTCTGGCTCACCTCTGAAAGGCTCTGTGGTTGAATTGCGCCGAGCGTGGCGCGGGACATAAAAAAGGCCCGCCGAAGCGAGCCTTTGAAAAAGAAACTTATAATGTGGTTAAAACATTGCCGGATCGAATAACGGTTCCATTTATCTTTAACTAAAGATCCATTCAGAAAAATCGCGCTTTGCGAAATATTTTGTCAGGCTGACATTGCGAGGCACAGCTCGGCGCATCGATTGCATTTCTTAGCGCACTCTTGGCAATGCTCATGCTCATGCTTACCACACTCATTTCCACATTGCTGACAAACTTCAGCGCAAATTTTACAAATCGCTTTTGCATACTCACTATCCATAGACATCAACTGACCTACAAGCCGACAAATATTCGCGCATTGGATATCAAGACGAACACATTCGCGCATCATTTCAAGTTGCTCTTCTTTAAGGCAGGATGCAGCACAGTAATCGCAAGCAGCAGCACAGCGGTAACATGCTTCAATGCAATCAGCGTATTGTTCTGTCATGTTAGTCTCCTTATTTGTGTTGCAGGAGAAGTAAGCATGGTTGTGAAAAAGGATGCTTGCCAAAATATTCCGGTCATATTTCAAATGAATATAAAAATATTATCTTATTAGCTCAGCGTTATATAAATTTCTATACTAACTAATAGCTTACCGGGGAAAATGCTCAATCATTTAAATCTGGTGGGGACATTAGATTTAAAACTATCAACAAAAAACCCGCAACGTGGCGGGCTTTTCGGAGTTAATTATCTGCAGGCGGTATACTCCATAATTTGAAGCTTACACGACAACTTCGGACAAAATCAAGCTCTGTGTTGTCAAAGTGCTAAATTTTGTTGTTATCTTCACAAAAAGAAGTCGCAGCCTGAAATTCCCTGTCGGCCTTCGCTTCTTCCTGGTGACAAATGCCCACCAGCACCTCAAGAAAGGGTTTCCAGTTACGGGTCCATGTCCTCACATGCAGATCCGGCAGACGCTTAAGAATTACTTTGTGCGCAGCGGTCGAGGGTACAGACGAGAAGCCATTTCCAGAACAACGCTCACAGATTTTGAATACCGGGGCGCCCTTCTCCTTTGTCGCTACACGGTCGAGCACTTCGCCTTTACCGCCGCAGCGGCACCGGGCATGAATGACGCCCTTTCCGCCGCACGTTGCGCAGGTGTGCTTCACCAGCTCATGCTTAATCTTCGGGGCTACCACCTCCGCACCCTCAGCATCAACAATGCCAGGATGTTTGATCACATCCTCATAGCGTGACGTCAAACCGGTACCGCTGCAGCTGTGACACGTCACGCTGGTAGCCGCCGAGCGGGCATACTCAGCGAAGGCAAATTGCGCCAGCAGCTGCATGCACCAGCCGAACTCGCCACCAGCTGCTTTGCGCACATTCTTCGGGGCTGCTTCCATCGCGTGCCGGGCGAGCGCCTGAACTGCCAGCTGCTCATCCGTTTTGCTGATCCCGGCCTTGCCGAAGTAGGCCGCCAGACCGAACCGGGCGCGGCTGCTGGTGGTGCCAATGGCTGCCATGATATCTGTGCCGGTGATGCGATCCGGCGAAGTGCCCTTCACGCTGTCGCTGATGTGCATGCCCTGGGGGCTGAAGTGTTTGAGTGATGATTCCAGCTTCATTCTTCACACTCCCCTACCAGATTAAGGATGATCGCCGCACCGCTGTTTTCCATATATTCGGTTCGTTCGCTGGCCAGCAACCAGATGCAGACCTCAACAGCTTCAGCTCGTGTTGCCACAGAGCGGGCGTGATCCAGATAATTATCCTCCTGCAGAGACTTGAGGCGTTTGGCGCTGGTGCCGATGTCTGCCTTCTTGGCCCCGTCCAGCAGTGTCTGATGGAGGTAGCAGAGCTCACCTTTGTCGTCGGTTGCCAGTGAGTAAAGGGACTCGAAAACCAGACCGTTATGGCGCTGCTTATCGTTGAAGCGGATAGCTTCTGCTGGCAGCTGATAAATGCCGCGCTCGTTGAGGTACTGGGCACCGGAAGTGCCACGCAGAGGGGTAAGCTTTGCGAATTTCCTGAGCACTCGGGTACGCATGCTGCTGGCGCTGCTAGTTTCAGGCAGCTTTTCCCGCGTGAAGCTGTTGCCAATGAGCTGATCGATTTCCTTGCAGATCTGGTTAAAGGGTTTGCCCTGGGTGGTGGTCACCAGTTTCATACCGTCGCCGCTGCCGCACGTACAGATCCAAGTGCCAGCTCCATCACGATCATCGATGCGGAATTTGCCAATCGAGTCACACACCGGGCACTTCCCTTTGAAGTGGTTTTTCCCGGTGATGGGCGGCAGGCCGTAATGCTCGAAAATCATGGCCCACTGGCCCTTTGCTGCTTCTGCCGTCTTCATACTCGTTTCCCTAACTGCTGTCTGATATCACTTACGATCTTTTGCGCCTTTTGCAGCGCTACCGGGTTCGGCTGAGTTTCCTGCTGCGGTTGCTGCTTTTCTCGCTGCCTGGCAAAAGCAATCTGCTTGTGCTTGATGAAGTTCGAAACCGTGGGGGTAATATCCATCGGATAGTCGCTCAGTCCGCGGGGCCACTCCCCGAAACGCTCATGGAACGTGTGCTTACACCAGCCGTCACTTACCGGTGTTTTTCCCAGGGATTCGCGCTGCTTCTGGTAAAACTTGATCTGACTCCACCAGGCTTGTTTTTCGGCCTTCGTCGGCTGCGGCTTATCCTTACCCAGCTTTTTGAGCTTGCGCCCGGTGTCGGTGTCGATGTCCTCGCCTGCCAGCGGCTTATGGCCGCACTTCGGGCAGACATAGACGCCAGCTGGTTTCATGTAGTGGCATTGCGAGCATTCGTGCGGCAGCTTCTCTTCGCGTTCCTCAGCTGCCCGGCGCGCGCTTTCCTCCATGCCGTCAGATTTACCGGGGAGATCGTCATACTCGATAGAATCCGGATAGCCCAGGCGGTGAACGGTGCCGCTGTGATCAAAGATGAGGCAGGACTCTTTTCCCGGTGCGGTGCGCAGACCACGCCCGAGCGCCTGGAGCCAGCGAATTTCGCTCTTGGTTGGCCTGGCGTAGATGATGCAGCGAACGTCGCTGTCGAACCCGGCCACCAACACACCCACGCTGACAATGATTTTCGTGGCGCCTGTTTCAAAGCGGTGAATGATGGTCTGCCGTTCGTCCACCGGGGTATCAGCGGTCATTACCTCGGCATTTACGCCAGCCTGGTTAAACCGGATGGTCAGGAAATTGGCGTGGGCTACGTTCACGCAGAACGCGATTGTCGGCAGATCCCGGCCATGCTCCAGCCAGTTTTGGACGATATCGCCCACCAGCGTAGAGCCGCACATAATCTCGGCCAGCTGCGCCTCGTTGTAATCGCTGCCGAACTCCAGTGATGGAGATGATTTAACGCCTTTCAGATCCGGCTTGGTGGGCGCGTAAAACTCGTAATTACTCAGGTCACCGCGTTGAATCAGCTCGCCGATGGTGGTCGGTTTAATGAGTCGGTCATAATATTTTCCCAGGAACGGGGAGAACGGTGTACCCGACAGCCCAATGACTTTCACGCCTTTAGCGCGCAGGCGATCAATATCCTGCAGGATGCGTTTTTTGCGCAGGTGCGCTTCGTCGATAATCAGCAGGTCGATGTTGTCAGGGAAAACACGGCGAATAAGTGTATCGGCGCTCGCAATCTGAATTTTCCGAGCCGGATCGTAATTCGGATGGTCTGCCCAGATATAACCAATCTCATCGCCGGGCAGCCCATACTCAACAAAGCGATTAGCTGTCTGACCAATCAGGATGGTGTATGGCGCGCAGAACAGAACTCGCATGCCACGGCTGACAAACCCGGCAACGATGAAAGCGGCCAGCCCAGTTTTACCGCTGCCGGTGGGCGAGTACACCATGAAGGTGTCGTGTGCCTTCCAGTTACGGCGCAACATGTTGAGCGCGCGTTCCTGTGCAAAGTTCGGTGTGATAGTCAGCTGCAT